GAAAATTGGTCATAAACATCAGACCCATCAGTAGTTCGCCACGACATTCTACATCCACCAAAACCACAATTATACACTCGTGATTTAGTGTAGTCCATTAATAGCGACTCAAGAATGTTGCGATTATCGTTCAAGCCTATTAAGCTGTCTCCTATAAGTACAATTTGTTCTTGTGCATTAAGATAACTATTAATTTGAGGACTTTTAGTTATGTCGGAAACGATATTATTATCTATAATATAGTTAACTCCTGACACGGAAAAGTCAACATCTCGATTCATTATCACGTATCCAAAATTATCGGTTGCATTATACTTTTTCAAAACAATAACTTTTCCGAATATGCTTTTGCTACCATTCCTTACTGCACCCAAACAAATTATATTATTCGAAGAATCATAGATAAACAATGTCAACTCATTTGATGCTACCCCGATACTCTTAATAGTGAGTACTCCGTATGCCGCTGCATTTGGTATATATAACTCCGTTATTAAGGAATTAGCTGCACCATCAGAAATGTATTTAGTCTGAATCCGAACCCCTGTTACAGAATTAATATCAGCCCGTAACAGATCAATTGTATATTGATTAATCATAGGACTATGCAATAAATCAAAACCTTTACTATTGATTGCGGTTTGTGAAAAGTTGAGTCCGGATAAAGATACAGTACCAGATGAAATAACTGCATATCCTGTAATGCCTGAATAATTTAATTGTTCAACTTGAATAATTTTACTGAAATAATCAATTCCATCATTTTTATAAATTTTAGCCACTATGCCTGATGAATTAGCTATATAAACAGTTATTTCTTTAGTGGTTGCATTTATTTCAAATGTTGCAATAAACAAGTTATCCTCGAGTTTAGCCCCGGTAATGTACAATTCTTGTATGAAATCTTTAATGTAAGGATATGAAGTATAAGTCCTATCTTTAATGTCTCCAATATAATCAATGAAGTTATTTACATTTTCCCAATCACTAATGTCTGTTCCTATAAATTGATATGTTTTCCAAATGTTCGGGGATATCTCAAAGGTTATGGATTTACCCTTTTTTCTGAAATTAGATGGTGTTGCTACAATCGCTGTCGATAGAGTGTAGTATTGCCCTGCGGGTATAGGAATTTCTACGGTTATATTAATTGATGATAGAGTGCTGAAATTATCATTAATCTTATCCATTGCAGTTTTCAACCCATCCCCTGTAAAATCATTTGCTACCGTGCCTGTATTAATTGTTTGCATTGTATTTAATTTTATTGATTATCACTTGTATAATATTCTTCGCTACATTTAATTTGCTCGCTATCAACTGTAATTGCTACCGTTGGCGTTAAATCACCTTGTTCTATCTTCGATGATTTATATATGTTAGCAACTCCAATTTCAATGGCATCCACCGCCTCCGAAATACCCGCACCGACATCCTTATAAATGTCGCCTGATTTGAATTTTAGGTTACCGCCGATTTCGCCTGTGTCCAAATCAATATACGTGCTCGCATCTGCCGATTGGATTTTTCCGGTTACAAGTTGCTTGCCGGTAATTTGTGTAAATCCGTAGGTTGTTTGCAAGGTTCGCGCGCCGGAAGTTACCGAGCTGAGCACTCCAACCAGGAAGTAATAATATGTAGGATCCGAATCATAAACTATCGCCGTGGCCGATAGATAATATACACCGGTTCCATTTGCCCTGTTGCATTTGGCATACAGATAATAAGGCGTCGTATCACCCGTAATGGTTGGTGCGTAAGCCGGTATCGTCCATGTTCCGGGCGTTGCATCGGCTGGGATGGTTTTGTGCCGTAACGTGCCGGCTGTGGCGTAGAACTTGTTTTTGTCGTTCTGGTAATTGGGTGTGAAAAGTGTTCCGGCAATGTCGAACTGGCCTTGCACGTTGCCCACAAAAAGCATATCGGTGCGCAGCGTGTCAATCATGGTACTGAGTTCCTCCACGTTTCTCCAGTTCCGTGAAAATTGCTGGCGGATGCCTTCGTTTGCTTTGGTCACGCCTTGCGTATTGGCGGCAATTTCGGCGGCAATGCGTGTAAGCGTTGACTGGCTAACCGTATCGGATAAATCGACTTTAATATTCCACGGATCCAACACTCCTTTTTGAACTTTCACCACCCGCAGTTGAGTATTAATACCAATATCCGAATCGCAAACCGTGGCCATATTTCCTGGAATGACATCCGCCGAATTAATTTTGGCATATATTTCCGAAAACGTAACCAAATAGGACACTTTGGGCCGTGAGTTCTGGTTTAGGTAGTCGGTTGATTTAGTCAGGAGTTCAGATTCTGCGGACGAAATATATGGCGTTTCGGGCATAATAATATCCAGCAACACATAATTATCGCCGTTGGCGGGTTTAAGCGTGGCGTTAGGAATTTCAAACCCTTTGTCGTCTTTATTGGGAATGAGTTTAAAGGTTTTGGTACTATTAATAAATGATTCAATTTCCAAATCGTAACCGGCACACTGACCTGAAGTAAAACGGAGTTTTGCTGAAGTTCCAGGCATCAGGCAATCATTGACATTAAAGTCCAGATTCGCATCGACAAACTGAAGGTGGTCAGTTGGATTATTGGTTACAGTTCCGGGCGACGCCCCCGACCCCCCAACCGGTGAGATAGATAGACGCGGATACACATCGTCAAACGTTTGTTGCCCCTCAATAACTCCGTAAAGGTTGACATTCGACTCCATATATTGAAGAGGCGAAGGAAGCATCAGTCGCTTAGACCCTCCGCGGTAATTGGCGGCAATATTGCGTGTTCCGCCAAATGGATAGAGGCGGGTTATCACGCCGGAGCTGTCGATGGTTTTGCGTTCAATGTCATACAGCGTGGAGCCGTATTCAAGTGTCAGGTTTGAGGTGCTGCTTATTTCAATCAGGTTGACCGCATTTCCCGAAGCGCTATATTCCGTTTTGAAAGTAGTCGCTAATTTTTGCAAAACGGCGAAACAACTTTCGTTTGAAAATGTAAGGGTTTGTGCTTCGGCTGTGAGAACCGTTCCTTTGCTCCAAACATTTGTGCCGAAAACGCGGTTCATGTTTGCAACCAATAACGTGATGAATGTCTCGGGCGTTCCACACAGCGAAAACTCGGCTTGCGGAGGAGTTGAGGTATTATCAAACAGCATATAACCGGCTTTGAGCAAGTCGTATATGGGCGACTGAAATACGGCGTTATATTGAAAAAGCGTGGTACTTACTTTTTTTACCGTTGGCAGTTGGTTAAGTATGTGCTTAATACCGTTATACGTAATATAATCGCCCACCTGAAGCGCATAAAAAGAGGATTGTTCCCAGACTAAGGTGACGGTTTCCTCGCCCATAATGGCGCGTATATAGGTGGATGACAGTTGGGGTTTTACGGTGAGAATGGTGGAGTTTCCGCGTTTGATAAGTATATTCATAAAATCTGCCCCCTAACCCCCTAAAGGGGGAAGCCGGAGAGCTCGGTTTTTAAACAAATTAACCTTTAAATAATTGTGCGGCCAGATCTTTAATGGCCTGTTGCATTTCCGGGTCAACAGATTTTACATACGGGTGCTCGGCCATGTTTACTATTTCGGCAGTTTTAGCCGAATTGTTGGCAAATACGGGATCAATCGCTACCGTGTCATCGGGCGGCGCACTTGCCGGTGCATCGGTATTTCTTACCGAGCATTCACAACCCCACGCTGACGGCGGCATGTGATCATCCCACCAGGGATCATTAATCGGCAGAATTGTACCCACCCAGTTTTCATGTTCCTCACGCGGTGTGGCCGCCGTTGTTTCCATGTATTCCATGTTTGGATACAGGTCGGCAGTTTCCATGTAGCTCTTTACTTTGGCCGCCATACGGGCGGAGCGAACAGCCTGATTGTATTCCGTTTTAAGCCATGTTTCGTTGTAGTCGGCGTTGATTCCTGCGGACAGTTTGCGGAAATTGTCAAATGAACGAAGGTCGCCGTTTTCGTCGGTTAGGAGCGTCACCAAGTCATTGGTTTGCTGGTGGTTTTTAAAAGCCGCGAAAACTGATGCGTTAGCTTTAAATTCTGTTATAAATGATTCGTTTTTCAGGGCAAAATCAGAGGACACTGATGAGTTTGAATCCCCGATACCGAATTCTTTATTAATGGCATATTGATACGCGGCATTGGAAATTTCAAACAGCGACTGATCAACCAGCGGCATATCGTCCGGATTGATTTCATACTGTTTGTAAATATCGTTTAAAGCCTGTTTAAATAGCGCATCAATGCTTATGCCCAGTTCTGTAGAGTTCGGCAACTTGTCGGCTAATGTCAGACTTGCCCGGCTCCTCGGCGTCCGGGCGACTGCGAAAAAATTGAAGAAACCCTTCCAAAAACCCATTATTTCGACATCCGACAGTTTTACTTCCGGTTTCTTTTCAAGCGGTTTGGAAACCGCTTGTCCATTTTTTGTTTCTGGCGGAATAGGTTTATTTGGGTACACCGGTTTAGTTGGGTCAACAATAACCGGAGTTGGTGGCGCCGCTTTGCGGGCAATTAAATCCGTTTTTTTTGCTTCGGGGATTCCGAACTTTTTCTGAACATAATAGGCCGGAATTTCAATAATATCCGTAAGAGACACCAACTCATCTACGGCTAAATCTTTAAGCGCTTTTGGAAAAACAAAAGCACCGCCGTGAACTTTAAAGCCGCGAGCTTCGAGAATCGGTTTTACTTTTTTGTTGAGAATGCGTTGTACAAAGCGCATATCCTGTTTATTGACCTCATCTTCCACGTCCTGATGAACCTCGCCCTGTGAGCGACTTGACCCGTTGAGCGTGGTCATGGTATTGCTCAGTACAGTCACCAACAAAGCCTCTTTGAGTTCGGCCATGAAGTCTTTGTAAATAGATGAATTGGTGGAACGACCATTATCGGCCATCTCTACATCTGTTTCTTTTGGCACTACCATACTGGCAGCGGCCCCCTGCTGTTCGAACGCTTGCTCCAATTGTTTACGCGCTTCCTGGTCGTAAATGCTGTACTTCCCAATCCGCTGCGGCATTCCAAAAAGTTCTACCATTTGCGCCCAGTCGGCAATGCCACCGCGCATCATAATCACATACGGAGCTGCGCGAAGCAATAGGCCGTATTTATCTTTTTTGTCGAGCACCTCAACGATATTTTGCAGCGATTCATATGCTATCGTACCGTCGATATCGTTTTGCATTATGGCGACTGTTTTGGTCAGTGGTCGGATATGTTTGCGGGGCACGCTGAAAACTTGCATTCCGTTTGAAAAATCCAACTGAAGTAATGAAACCCGTTGGAATATTGCCACCATTATTTCGTGTAACAAGTACTCGAAATCATCGGTATCGATGAGGTCGATTATCTCCTGTACTTCCGTTCCATCCTCCATCTGAAAGGTTAGATCTGATGAAGTCACCGCACGAATGCGGCGTTCAATGGCATCCCACAGGCGCCCATCGGTTAGAATTTCTTCGTATAAATCATACAGCAACGTCCAGCGATCCATATCGGCACTTTGTAATGCCGTTTTCCATTTGCCCATGTCGAGCAATTGACGAATGACCCGGTTAACGGTAAGCTGGTTTAGAATGATTCCCTGCGGTGCTTTTTCCGTTGGGACTAAGTCTGTTTTATTTGCCATGATTAAAAATGATTATTCCGTTTTGTGTTTGAATTAAAAGTTATCACATCGGCTTTTTGCTCAACCGGTAATTGCGGCAGGTACGGATTTATTTCCCCTTTTTGAACCCCTTTAAGCCATGCTACTGCGCGGTTGTATCTGTCCTCGCGAACGGTCATACTGATGTTCACGTTGCAAATGTTGATAAAATGCCACACAGCAATATCTTTCACGAAAATGATAAGAAGCGCATTACGGGTATCGGTGTTACTACCTGTTGGCTTTGATTTTTCAAATTCCGCTAAAATATCAAAAGCGGACAGGTAGCTTTTAGTTTCAACCAGCGCGCCATCAATGGCAGCCTGAAGCATAGTTGTGTCACCATCGCTGATAGCTTGAATGGATTCAGCCCCCATATGGGTAGTTATTTCGGATTGTTCGATGTACATGATAAATCTTTTGAACGTATGTATTGAATATTAATTCCAGGAATTTCAATAGCCGGATATGTTTTGTGACTGTTAACGTGCAGTTCAGTATCGTATAACTGAATGCCGGTCATTTCCGAAACTTTAAGCCCCTGACGAACTCCTTTTGTATGGTTGCGCCAGTATTGAATTTGCTTTCGATTAAGAGCCCTGTATTTTCCGCCAATAAAATAAACGTAGGTACGTTTTCCTTTCATTTTTCGTGTTCCGGCTGCCAGCTCTTCAGCCCGTTTAATTGCCTTTACATAATGGAATCGGTTTCCCCTCCATTTGATAATGATAACCGCCAGTTTTTTGGCGATAAATAAAATTAGTTTTTCCCGCATGTGTGTGTTTTTTTACAAGCGACTTGGAAGTCGCTTTACCTGTTAATATCTGTTATTTCTTGTTTTTCCAAAACCGGATACAAGCGACTCACCCGCTCCGTTAATGGATAATATTTTATTGTTGCAAATGAATACTCCACCTTCAATGGCATCGGGGCCGTCGGCGGGAGCTTTCATGCTTGGACTGAAAAGTTTAAATTGCTCTTCGAGCCGTTGCATGTGCGGATTGTCTTTTTCTTTGATGTTGAAGACTAACCGACCGGTGCGAACCAATGGCTCTAAATTTCCTTCGATACGGGTGAATTTATCCGGCTTTTTGCGTCCGTCCGGGATCACGCCAATGTGGTGACCGCGTTCCTGTCCTTTCCGATAAAACAACGGCATAAATACCTGCTCGAAAAAAGGATCCTGGAGTGTGTTATTTTCTATATAATTATAGATTTGCGTCCGCTGTTTTACGTAATCCTCAATGGCATAGAACCAGTCGACAAACTCATCGTTAGTAACCCTGCCCAGAAAACCGGTAATGATATAAAACTTGCTATCGTTTACACCGATAAGCCATAGCGCTTTCGTGGAGTTTTTACGGTCGCCCACGTTGTTGCTGGGACTTGGATCGGCATACGCCACTAAGAACTTGAATTTATGAATGGGCGGAATTTCGCCCCAGGTTAGTTCTTTGAACACATCACCCTCGGAAACAGGATTGTTGAAACATTCGGCTTGTTGGGCTTTGGTTGACATTTTAGAAAGTACCCGGTCTATTTGTTCCTCCGAGTTCTTGGCTGGCCAACTACTTTTTCCGTCTTTGTTCCGGATATTGACAATGTCGTGTTTATCGGCACGTTTGGCAGCGCGAGTCACACAACAATCCCTGGCAATAATGTTTCCAAGTACCAGGAATAACAGCGGCTTCGAAACCGAACGAGTCATATATAAGGCGCGTTCAATCCAGTCGAAACGTTTATCGATGGTGTCCTTATTCCGGCAGTCCTCATCCGTATCAATATCGGTGATCAGAATTGAATCCGGGCGAAGGTTTTCGTTTTTCTTACCACGTGGAGACTGTCCGGCTCCGAGTGCTACATAACGAGCTCCGCATTTGGTTGTAAAGTTTCCGGTTTCCCAGGTTCCAAATGTTTTTTGTTCGCCGTAATAGGCGATGATGCGTTGATTTGCATCAAAGTTCAGCATGTACGGTTTGAGCAGATCACAGGCGGCATCATACGAACTGGAGACAAAAAGGGTAAAGCGTTTTTTACCGGTCAGGTTCAGGAACATCATTACCATCATGGTAACGGTGTCTTTGGCCAGCTCGCGGCTCCAACTGTTTACTTCGTACCACTCGTCGTGTTCAACGATCCGTTTAATATAGGCCAAATGGAATGGGGCGAAGTCGGCGGTTGCATAGTTCGGAAACATATACTTACACCATTCAGCGGGACGCGCCTCGAGATACTTAC